GCTGATGACTATTGTGTCAATGCTGACTTGAAACGTCACAAGATTGGTCAATTCATTACTACTGTACCTTGCTTGTACGAATCAAAGTATGATGGCAAATCGGCAGAGGAAGTATATGATGACTTAATGAAGAACGTTAAGAAAATCAGTATGGATGACTTGATTGAGCAATTACTTGACGATCACCTTGATAGTGAAGATGGCGAAGGTGAGGGTGACGGCGAAGATGGTAATAAAGGCAATGGTAAAGGTCGCCCACAATTATCTGATGAAGAAAAAGAACGTATTCGTCAGGAAGTTAAGCAAGCAATTATCAATGCTTCAAGTACAGCAGAAGCCGGCTCGTTGCCCGCAGGTGTTGAACGATTGATTCGTCAAGCTACTGACCCTGTTATGCCTTGGCGTGAACTGATTCAAACTAACTTAACCAGTGCAATTCGTACTGATTATAGTTGGATGCGCCCCTCACGTAGAGGTTGGCACATGGATGCTATCATGCCCGGCATGACTCCCGGAGAAGAAATTGACGTTGTTGTTGCTATTGACATGTCAGGTTCTATCAGCAATAGTCAAGCACAAGCATTCTTGGGCGAGATCGGTGGCATGATGGATGCGTTTGATGGTTACAAGGTTCATGTATTCTGTTTCGATACTGAGGTATATAACCCACAAGACTTCAATTCAGAGAACATGGATGGTATCGACACATACGAGCCGATGGGCGGTGGTGGTACTGACTTTGATGCTATCTTTGAATACTTGAAGAAAGTTGGCAATGTACCTAAGCGACTGATTTGTTTCACTGACGGTTACCCTTGTGGTTCATGGGGCGATGCAGATTACTGCGATACGACTTGGGTCATTCACGGTGATAAGAATCCTAATCCCCCTTTCGGTACTTACGCAATCTATGATGAAAGATAATATAGTATGTTTGAAGCACTTAGCAGAAACAGAACCCTCATTAGCAGACGCTATCAACAAAGCAGAAATGTTATATGTCATCCTCAAGAAAGAACAAAACTAAACACTATCTCGCAATGTGGGATATGCTAGGTCTTGAATGTTTGTATGATGTTGACCTACACATGAATAGAAACAATGAATGGGATAAGAAAAAGATTGTTTCTATCCTTAAAGAAGAAAAACTTCCTGAGAAACCCCCGCAAATCCCATTGCAACATATGATATTACGAGCAAGAGTGAATAGTCAACGATGCTACGAGATTTATGAATTCAATAGCACAATGGGATATAAAGAACTTACGGAAGTATTTAATGATGACCCTCAACCCGTTGTTGAATGGATTAGAGCTAATGGCAAAAAAGTCTATAGTGACTATGTTAAACAAGATAGAAAGATGATTGTATGATGCACATTGGTACAAGTTTAGGTAGATGTTTGCGTAGCATTCTGTTAGGCGAAGTGTCCGAGGATGACGTTTTATTGATTATTACTCGCACTATGACTGCTGATTTAGAAGAATTTATGTTTGTGGTAAAACAATATTATGATGAAGGTAATTACACCTCACGTAGACCACAGGAGTATGACCTTTCAATTAAGCCCTGGGAAGAAGTAGAAGCACTTGCAACACGATTGTACACTAGTGGCAAGATTCACCAACCTAGAAACTTTGTTACCTTGGGTAATCAGTTTGTTCACCCTGAACTAAGCAATGATATTTGGGTAGACGTATCTCCTAAGAATCGTAATAGTACGCCTATGGTAGTTGAAGCATATGAAAAGTATAAGATGTTGGATGCATTAACCAAATGACAGAATATGAAATTGATCCTGTCGTGTGGTTTGCTGAACGACAACTTGATTATCCCCCTGTACATTTTGTTACAGTACACACGCCATTGAATGAAGAATCAAGGCAATGGGTACTGAATAAATTACGCGGTCGGTTTGCCGTCACGATGGACACAACTGATTTTTTGTTTAACTTGGAATCATTAGGATGCATCAGCTTTGAAGATCCTAAAGAAGCCACACTCTTTGAATTAAAATGGTCTTAAAAAAACTCTCAGTTAGTCTACTACTTTTACTTGCACTATTAAGTGGATGCGGGGGAGGTGGTGATAGTACTGCAACGGGTAATAATCCTAATGTAGAAGTTGCATCGGTAGCTCAACCAGCACATCAGTTTAGTGCACCTGCAATAATTCCTGCAGAAAAGTTTCGTTTGGCAAGAATTGATTATAGGTATGATACCCCTTTAAGTTCACTCAATGCCAAAGGACATCATACTACTTCATATGAAGGAGTGAAGCCAATGATTGATACAATAAAATCTATTGGATTCACCGGTGTTATATTTAGTTTACAAACATCTGTCAATCCTAAAACCGGAAGGGTTAGTACAACCGATCAATTTCCCGAAGTTAAAACACCACCTAAAGATTTGTGGAAAATTGTTGACTATGCTAAAAGTCAAGGATTAAAAGTTTGGATATCGTTGCAAATAGCTGACAGCATAACTGATATGTTGCTCAAACCCGACTATAATAACTATACCATCCAATACATGTTTAATAATATTATTGAATTCGGTAAACCTATCGCCGCTACAGCACAACGACATAAAGTTGACGGCATCTTTATTAGTGAATGTAATTGGAATATGGAATCTGACTCTGATATGCCATATTGGAAACAACTAGCTGATAGTATTAGAACAGTGTTCAGTGGTAAACTTGGGTATTCAGGTTGTTTACTACATCCAACTAAAATTTGGAACTATGTTGACTATGCCAATTTAATTTTACTCGGTGGATTATCAAAAACTCCAGTGACCGATTTAAAATCTATCGTTAACTTGTATCATAATGATATATACGGACACGATCAAGTAGCACTAATTAAGAACATCCATACAACCTATGGTAAAAAATTAATGTTAGAAATTATGCCAAAAATAGCAGACACTGGGGTAAATGTTGAACCACCTGATTTCTATGGACTGATGGAGACTGGAAATTTGTCAGCTACTAATACAAATGTGACATTTACTAATACAATGCAGTTATTAAAAATACAGGCATTTTTTGAAATGGTAGGATTAAAATTATCAGACATAACTGATGGAATTGTATTGAATGAGTTTTCTCCTTGGATTGAAAATAAACACTTCAATGACCCAAAAAATCCAGTGTATTATTATTATGCGTATGGATCTACTTTATCTAATAACTTAGATGCCCAAAAAACATTAAATTTTTACTTTAGCAAGCCATGGGGCTACACTACACTGCAATAAAAAATATTTGATTGACGAATATCAGTTAAATATCTTTATCATATATGATAGGAGATTAATATGTTTACACGACATGTAGGAAAACAAGGCGACCGTAAAGTTGCAGTAGTATTTCGAGAAGTGCCCGGAGAACCTCACATGTGTTTGGTTACTCATACTGAACTACTCAATCAACACATACACGATCCATTGATTCAATGTATCGAAAGTGATATTGGGCAAAACAGTGAGCACCTAGCAGATGCATTAAATCGTACTCACACAAAAGACGGTAGAATCATTCTTCAGGTGTTACACGCCGAAGGTCAATTAAAGAAAGTTCAAACAAGCCAAATTTTAATGACACCATCACCAAATCAATCTATTCGTTTAGATGAGTTGAATACAATTCTTGATGAAATGAAACTAGGTGAGAGTGCAGTTAAGCGTTTACAAGAACTAGACAATAGCCGCGGCATGCAAGATCCAGCTGATGTAGTTCGTAGAATGCGTGGCAATCAGAACCCAGTAGTACCGACAGGTGATTTGCTAGGTGATGCATCACTTGCAAAACAAAGACTTGAACAAGCACAAAAAATGGAACGTGAAGCAAAAGGCTTACTCGCAGAAGCACAACGATTGACAGAAGAGGCTAAGAGTCTTGACCCGTCAGTATTACCATCTGCCGCTATTGAAGCAAAACCAACTAAAGCAAGAAAAACAAGAGCAAAAGTTAGTGTCTAATGTCACCAGAATTTATCGAAAAATGGGAACACATCCTTGAAGATGTTGAAAAGAACAAGATACCTGTACAATTTATTAAGAAGTTAATTATTAAACTTCAGGGTAAAAAGCAACAGACTATCAACATCGCAAAATTCTTAGAACAAGGATTGGACCCAGATGAAATAGAAAACGCCGTTAGTCGCAAACTAGATGATCTAGATGATCTGATAGTGAGTGTAGAATTTGTTCTCAATGTTCAAAGTATTGCAGACACAGTACAGCCAGAGACAGACAGACTATTAGGTAAACTATGAAGGCATATGAAGTTCCTGGATTTACTAATAAAAAAGAATTAGACATTATATACGAATGGGCTAAAACTGTTCCAGAAAACGGCACAATAGTAGAAATAGGCTCACTCTTTGGAAGAACAGCGATTGCATTTGCTGAAGGAGCACATCCTTCAGTTAATATATACGCTATTGATTTTTTCGACGGCACATGGGATAACTTGTATGCAAATTCTAAAACTGACCCTGTAGGATTTTGGGAAAAAGGTAAACTTTATAACAAAGGTAATGAATTTAAAAAGTTCACGACTGAGTATAAAAACATTATTCCACTGACACTAGGTAATGATGAGCAGGTTTATCAATATAATTTAGAACCAATAGACGTATTGTTTATAGATGCGGCCCATACAAACCCTAATGATTTAGATAATATTCTTTACTTTAAAAAATTCTTAAAGAAAAATAGTTTAATATGCGGGCATGACTATAATAAACTCATGTATCCTGATATTGTACAAAATGTTCAATTGTTAGAAGAAATATATAATACTACTGCGATATTCTACAAAGGAAGTTCAATGTGGGCAATAAGGATTAGGGAATGAAACAATATAAAGAACTACTACAAGATATTTTAGATAACGGGGAAATTAAAGATGACAGAACTGGTGTTGGCACTCATAGTGTTTTTGGACGTCATATTCGCTTTGATTTGCGTAGGGGCTTTCCGGCAATCACTACTAAGAAACTTGCTTGGAAAGCTTGCGTCGGTGAGCTTCTCTGGTTTATTGAAGGCTCTAGTGATGAGCGTAGACTGGCAGAACTTACCCACGGTAGTGCAGAAGGAAAGGTTACTATCTGGACCCCGAATGCAGAGGCTCCGTACTGGAAGCCTAAGGCGAAATTCGAAGGCGATCTTGGCCGCGTCTATGGTGTACAGTGGAGACACTGGAACAAATATCGCACAGAGAAAGACATGGGTGAGGCACACAAAGGTGGCACACGCCTCGCAGTTGACAAGATCGAAGTCGATCAATTGGCAAATCTCATTAAAGGATTAACTGAAGATCCTAATGGGCGCAGACACATATTAAGTGCCTGGAACGTGAGCGAGTTAGACGAAATGGCCTTGCCCCCTTGTCACGTTATGAGTCAATTCTATGTCAACAAAAATAAAGAACTATCTTGCCATATGTATCAGCGTAGTGTTGATGTGTTCTTGGGCTTACCTTTTAACATTGCTAGCTATGCACTACTTACACATCTATTGGCAAATCACTGTGGTCTAAAGGTAGGTGAACTGGTAATCAGTACAGGGGATACACATATCTACAAAGACCACATTGAACAAGTTAAAGAACAACTAAGTCGTGAACCTTATCCATTGCCTACATTGATGTTGAATGCAGAAAAGAATAACATCTTTGAGATGACAATGGCAGATATACATTTAGAGAATTATCAAAGTCATGGCCCTATTAAAGCATCAATGGCAGTCTAAAGACGAATTCACTAGACCCAAGTATCAGGTACAAGTATCTGATATAGGAGAAGAATCAGTATCTATTACTCAGGTGGTTCATACTATTAGAATGGGTGATGTTGAAGATCCTGATCTAATGGTGGCACAACCTATATATGAATGGCAACAAACAGAAGAAGGTAAGTGGATAATGGAAAACTCTAATCCCACACCCAGTTGGCATCGTAACAATGATCTATACGATTATAGTTATGTATATCAGATTAGAGCATATCTAACACACAAACAATTAACTTATTGGAAATTAAAATATGAGTAATATACTAGTTACAGGCGGATTAGGACTTATTGGACATAACGTAGTAGATAGATTACAACGTATGGGGCACCGTGTTGCTATCACCGATATACGAACTAACTACGGCATCATCCCACAAGATGAAATTGATTATCTAATGACAGAACGATTGAAGAAAATTCAACCGGGCAGTATTCATGCAATTGACATTTCTAGTGAAAGCATTGATTGGTTATTTGAACGATACAAGTTTGATATTGTAATTCATATGGCTAGCTTTCCAAGACAGAAAGTTGTTAATGCTAATCCAACTATGGGAGCAAAAACAATGATGGAAGGTCTATTGAACTTATGTGAAGTTGGTAAGAAACATAAAATAAAGAAATTTGTCTATATCAGTAGTTCAATGGTATATGGTGACTTTAAAGACGATGTAACAGAAGATTATAACTGTAAGCCACAAGGTCAGTATGGCATTATGAAATTAGCAGGTGAACATCTTGTTAAAGACTACAGCCGTCGTAATTGTTTCAGTCATACTATTATTCGTCCAAGTGCTGTCTATGGTCCGTTAGATGTTGAGGATCGTGTGATTGCCAAGTTTATGTTAACAGCAATGCGTGGAGGCACATTGAACGTTAATGGGGCAAATGAAACATTAGACTTTACTTATGTTGATGACGCCGCAGATGGTATTGTTGCTGCCGCATTGAGTGGCAATACAGAGAACAAGACATATAATATAACTAAGAGCCACAGTCGTACATTACTAGAAGCCGCACAACTAGCATTGAAGTTAGCTGGTGGAGGGACATTGGTAGTTAAAGATAAAGACGCTGACTTCCCAAGTCGCGGTGCATTGAACATTGATGCCGCTCGTAGAGACTTTGGCTATGATCCTAAGGTAGATGTAGAAGAAGGCTTCCAAAAGTATTATGATTGGCTTAGTACATCAAGTTACTGGCAGGATAAAATAAAATGAATGAATTAGAAACCGCATTGAAGGTTCACGATTGGACTTTAGATGGATATAAATCCAGAGTCAATGTAGACAAGTTAATGAAAGAACACACTGAACAATCAAAAGTATTATGGGAACAGTATTGCCCATGGTCTGTTGCTAATGGCGGATATATAGCTTGGGCAAAAAATGCAAATCCCTCACTTCGGTCTAGCAAGACAGTATAAGAACATCGGTGAAGAGTTGCTTGATGCAACTCACCGTGCCCTTAAAGACGGACAACTTGTAGGTGGTCATTATACCCGATCGTTTGAAGAATGGCTAAAACATCGCACCAGTACAAAGTATGCTGTCACAGTACACAGTGGTACACAAGCATTAGAGATTATTGCACGATACAAGAAAAAGAAACACTTAGAAACATTTAAAAATAATCCTAAGATACATGTTCCTAATTTAACTTATCCAGCAACATTGAATTCAGTATTAAGTGCTGGATGGGATGTTGAATTAGTTGATACTGATAAGAATGGTATCATTGACGTAGAGAATAGTCTTAAAGGATATACTTGCGTCATGGGATATGCTGGCCGTAAGCCTTGGCCAATTGCAGGATATGCTAGTGCAAATGCTGTTATAGTAGACGGAGCGCAACATTGGTTAGTTTGTGACGGTGATGTTGGTAGTGGTATGTCAATCAGTTTTGACCCTACAAAGAACTTGCCTAGTTCAGGTAACGGTGGTGCTATTGTCACTAACGATGCACACTTATACTTATATGCCGCTACCTATAGAGACAACAATAAACCTGCGTTCCATGGTGTGGGAACTAATACTAAAATGAGTGAACAAGATTGTGCTCAGATTCTTGTTAGAGCAAGGTATATAGATGAATGGCAAAAGCGTAGGGGTAAGATTGCAAAGTATTGGTGTGATGCGTTCAGGGACTTGCCATTGACTTGTTTATCTGATACTAAAGATCCTCACGCACATCAGAAGTTTGTGATGTATTTACCTGATCGCAATAGCTTACATACGCATCTATTGACTGATGGCATTGATAGTAAGATCCATTATGAATATGTCTTAGGTGATCTCCCTACAGCAAAGAACCTACAAAAACCAGACTTGTTAAGTACTAGCGTGATGCTTTCTAGGGGTGTCATAAGTCTACCCATGTATCCGGAACTAACCGACGAAGAAGTAGATTATATAGCGGATAAAGTCAAATCGTTCTACTAAAAGTATAAATAAGGGTACTATGTGGATACTATCAATATTACCCGAAGCCGCAATACATATAATCTTTGGATTAGGTATTTTGGGCACAATCGCAGGATTCGTCCTAGGATTCATTCCTTTTGTCAAAACTTATAAACTAGCTATTCAGGTCATAAGCCTATTAGTTTTAGTCTTAGGTGTATATCTTGAGGGAGGATTAGCTGACTATAAAGAGTGGGAACTCAGAGTCAAAGAGATGGAAGCTAAAGTCGCACAAGCTGAAGCACAATCTGCAAACAAGAATGTAGAAATACAGGAAAAGATTGTAGAAAAGACCAAGATCGTTAAAGAAAAGGGCCGTGACATTATCAAGTATATTGATAAGTGGAACACTAAAGAAGTAATCAAAGAAGTAGAAGGCCCTGAAAGAATCAAACGGGAAGAAGTTATCAAGTACATTGAAAACTGCCCTGTGCCTAAAGAAATTATCGATATACATAATCAGGCAACAGAATTAAATAAGGCTGCGGAGGCAAAGAAATGAAATATCTATTAATTTCATTATTGTTTATTGCAGGTTGCTCTACTACAGTTCCTGTAACACAAAAGTTCCCTAATGCTACCCCTGAACTTATGAAGAAATGTGAAAGTCTTAAAAAAGTTGAAGGTGATAAAGTAGCAATTACTGATATGTTAAAGGTAGTTGTTCACAATTATTCTCTATACTATGAGTGCTCAACTAAAGTAGACGGATGGCAAGATTGGTATAACGAACAAAAGAAAATATATGAAGCGATTGGTAAATAGTAGCATATTATTAGTACTTTGTTTATTAACAGGCTGTGCATCTACCAATCATTATCAAACCTATGTAGACACTCAAAAAGCACTAAACAAAGACTATACTATGGCTGAACTAGCAAGAATTTCAGCACTTACTGAAATTGTTAGAGAAACATCGGACGTTAACGTCAGAATACAAGCTATTAGAGCACTGCAAGAAATACAACGTAGCAAGAGACCGTTGTATATCGATAGACCCAGATCCTGGCTAGAGAGATAAATACTATATCTAGGGATTTTTATGACACAGCAAATAATTGATACAGGTGAAGTGCCAAATGACGGATCGGGTGATCCGCTTCGCTTAGCCTTTGACAAGATTAATAACAATTTTGCAAACTTGTTTGCTCTAGCACCTACAGCTAGTGTCGAGTTGATTGACCCTAATCAATTCCCTGAAGGTGACTCAAATACTACTAGCTCAAATTTTTCTGGCAATATTACAATCAATGCCAATAATATCTATTTAGGTTCATCGGTTCCAGCAATACAAGAAGATCCTACTGCGAGAATGTTGACGTTTACGCAGCCAATCGGACCTTACTACAACCAAGAATATATCAATGTAGGTGCTACACCTAACGATGGTCAAGGTGATCCCCTACGAGTTGCGTTTGAGAAGATTAACAACAACTTCAGTAACTTATTTTATGTTGGTACTGTTACATCTAGTACTTACAGTATCGGACTAACACCTAATCAAGTTATCTTTGAAACTCCCGCTAACATGTTCTCACAAGCAAGTTTCCAAATTAGATCCAGTGATACAGGAACACCTGACAGCCAAGATATCACAATTACTGCACAAATATCAAATGACAGCGCAAACGTAAAATATACAGGTTATGGAACTACATTCTTTGGTAACGCATTGACACGTTACAACATGGATGTATTTGATGGTAATGTTCGTCTGATGGTTAATCCTATCGTAGACCAAGTATTACTACACTTTATTTCTGCACAAATAACATTTGTTGGTGATACCGAAAACGGCTTAAATATTGCATTAGATGGATATACTGATTCAATATTAGATACTGAGTCCGAACTTGAACTCACTACTGAAGCAGGATAACATGAGAGCTAAAGAATTTATAACCGAACAAAAGCTACAGGATGTACATGATGCATTAGACATAGCAGATAAGTCACTTCCTAATACTTATATTATACCTTCATTACTGAATAATGACTTTTATGAGTTGTATAGATTTGGCGTAGCAATTGCAGCCGTAAGAGGTGAAAGTGGTATTAAAGATGGAGTTCAAGACGGTAATGAACCCGAGTTTAAAGCTACTAGTAGCTGGGGCGAACATCAAATTGTTAGTTCAATGGATCCTAATGTGGGTGAATTAATTGATAAAGCATTGACTAAAATAGGCAAGTCTGGTAAAAAATCAGTCAGTACCCCTGGAAGTGATGAGATGGATGATACACTAACACATTCACCGATGAAGGCCTTTAAGGGATATAAAAGAAAATGAGAGCAAATGAATTTATATCCGAATCTAAAGTTGGCAAAATAACTAAACAGCAACAACAAGCTACCCGCGGCCTAAATATTTTTTCAAAAAAAATAGACAGCTACGATAGACAATATGATTTAAATCGTTTAATGATGGCTGTGGCAAGTAGTGATGGAGTAAATCCAATAGACATGCCTTCTGAAAGTTGGGTAGGTAAACACAATACTGCACATCCTTACACTAAAGAAGAACAAGCTATGCTTAAGTTAGCATATGAAGCTGCCGGCTTAGAATACATAGATTTAAATAATGGTGATTTAGATAGTGAAGAAGTAGCTGATACAAATACCAAAAGCATAGTTAAACCCTTTAAAGGTTACAAAAGAAAATAATTTCACTGTCAGTTTTGAGAATAAGTAATTATATCAAATTACAGGAATCTCAATGATTGACATTAACAACACCCTCGACTTAATCAAATTAAAATTTTACAACGAATGGTTGTATACTGCTCATATCTATGATGAGGGCATTAGCCCGATGCATGAAAATCTCACTAAAGAGGTTATCACAAAATACATAGATCCGCTTAATTTACCCAAAGATGCTAAAATCTTAGATTTAGGTTGCGGCCCTGGATACTTTCTAGATGGAATGAAAGAGCGCAAATACACAAATATTACCGGAGTTACATTAAGTCCTGGTGATATCGCATTGTGTGAAAGTAAAGGTCATAGTATTGCAAAATATGACTTAAGCTTTATACCACAAAAAGACGGATACTTTGATGAAAGTGTTGACTTTATTTTCTTGCGTCATGCATTAGAACATAGTCCATATCCTATCTTTAGTTTGATGGAATACAACCGTTTACTAAAACAAGGTGCAAAGATGTATATTGAAGTACCTGCTCCTGACTGCGACAGAGGACATGAGTATAATTTAAATCACTATAGTATTCTAGGTCAAAATCAATTGGCCGCATTGATAACACGTTGCGGTTTTGATATTGATGTATTCAATAACCTAGAATTTGATATTCAAGGTAAGAATGAAAAGGGTGAAGATTTTAGTGCAAAAGAAAAGTTCTATTGCATTTTGGTCACTAAAGCTAGACCGTTAGACATTAAGTAAAACGATAAATACTCACTAACAGTGAGTATTTTTTTATGGCCTATCCAGAACCAACAGAAGTTTCCCCGTGGTATTTACGGAATATTACACAAGCATTAGCACTAGATGAAACTAGTGGTAATGTTTATGTAAGAACCGATGCTAATATTAGCATAGGGAATGCCAACGTCACAGTTGGAAATGTTGGTATTACTAGTTTTGGCAACGTGGATATCTCGGGTAATAGTTTACCCATCACCGGTAATATTACAATAGATCCGGGTCAAACAATAGAAGTAACACAGGGCACTGATCCTTGGGTAGTATCAGGAAACATCAACGCTAATATCACCGGTGGCAATGTTGCCGTAACAGGCAATGTGGGTATTACGGGAACTGCTAACGTAGCACTTGGTGGAACAAACTTAGATGCATTTGGTCGTTTGCGTGTAAGCAATCCAGTAACATTATTTGACAGTCAGAACCGTTATATTGATGGAGAACAATTCTCCAGCATTACTGCTACCGGTGGTAATGTAGTTTATGTAGCAAACGAAAGTTCGTTTAATCTAAATGTTAGTTCAACTAGTGGTAGTAGCGTGATACGACAGAGCAAAACCGTTCAAGCATATCAACCAGGCAAAAGTTTATTGACAATGAACACATTTGCTATGGCAACACTTAAAGCTAATTTGCGTCAACGGGTGGGCTACTTCACTGAAGGCAATGGTATATATTTTGAAGCTAATGGAACATCGTTATTTCTTGTTATTCGTAGTAGCACAACCGGTGTAGTAGTTGAAGAACGTATTGCTCAA